TGCCAGAAGGCGAGGTGGTAATCCCCAGCCACATTGTGCGCGGAATGGTAGATGATAGAAAATTCCATAAAGTTATGCCGACGAATACGAACTTTCAATTTTTGTCGCTTGATGACATCAAGCAGCAAGCACGCATAGAGCCGGACTTCACCGACGAAGACACCTACCTGACGCTGTTGGGCAAGGCTGCCGAGCGAAAGCTACTGAAGGACATCCAGCGCACTTATGCAGAAGTGGTCAAGATGGAGGGCGAGTGGCCAGACGATCTGACGATGGCGGCTCTGATGCTGACATCTCATTGGTACAAGCACCGTGAGCCGGTGGATAATATGAGCATGAGCGTGGTGCCCTACTCCTACGAGGAACTGTATATGCCATACCGCAAGGGCACATACTCATCAGAACCAGACGAAGAGGAGGAATGAGTCATGGGATATGCAGCAGGACTTTTGAACAAGCGCGTGCAGGTGGCCATGCGAGCCGAGGCCGAGACCGACAAGTTCGGCGTGGGTGGTAGCGGCAACCGCTACTACATTGCCGGAACATACTGGGCTGGCAAGCAGTTCAACAAGGGTGCCAAGTCGCTTCGCGAGGGTGCTGTGGCTGCCTACGACGTGGTGATATTCCGCATGCGCTTCCACAAGGACATAGACCGATGGTCGCTCATCAAGTGCCAGGGCAAATGGTATCAGATAGAATCCTTCAACGACGACTACCAGGACAACATCATTCAGATCACCGCCCGCGAGCTGGAGAACCAGGACGTGACCATCGTGGACGGTCCCACACCCGACCCTTCAACAAGTGAAATATAAACCCGGAAAACCAATGAGAAAAGACAGACAAGTAATCATCATCAATTTCAACCCCCCCGAGCTGACTGAGGCTGCCATTCTTAGCCTCAGGAAGCACGGAGGACAAGACTATGAAGTGACAGTGGTGGACAACTCGCAGGATGTGGACTATCCCGACAGCGACCGCATCAAAGGCATGAAAATGAAGGCACGCCCATTCACCAAGCAGATGGAAGGCGTGCGCGTCGTCGACAACAGTCGTGGACAGCTTGTGGACATCGACGCGGAACTGGAGAAATACACGCACAACCTGCCGTGGTACCGCACCTACAACAACTGGGGCAGTGTGCGCCACATGATTACCATCCAAGCACTGTTCGACCTGATGCCGGACGGTTTCCTGCTGATGGAGTCGGACGTGCTGCTGAAGCGTTCGGTTGACTTCATGTTCCGCCCGGACCTGTGCTGCGTGGGATTCATCCACGAGCAGAAATATAACCAGTTCCACATTGAGCGCATGGTTCCCTTCCTATGCTACATTAACCCGAGGAAATGCCGCGAGGCCGGTGTGCGATACTACGACCCTGAACGCTGCTGGCGACTGAAGCCCGACCTAAACGACAGAAACAACTGGTATGACACCGGCGCATCGTTCATCGAGGACATCAAGCGCAACAAGCCACGCTCGCGAGGCATCAAGCTGAGCCGCGACTTCTTCCTGAGTGTGATGGAACACCTGGGAGCAGGTTCGTGGAAGGACGACAGCCGACGCGACGGAATGACAACCGCCACGGAATGGCTGCTGAAGAACCGCCAGCTGTGGATGCCCGAGCATTTCGAGCGACCCAAGACCGACAAGGTGGCAGTATGTGCCATTGGACGGCTGGAAAACCGCTACGCCAAGGAGTTCGTGCAGCACAACCTGAAGCAAGGCTTCGACAAGGTGATCATCTATGACAACAACCATGACGGCGAGGAGCAGTTCGAGAAGGTGCTGAAGACGTACATCACGAAAAAACAGGTAGAGGTCATCGACTGGCGCAATCGTGAGCATCAGCAGAATGAGGCATATACCGACTGTTATCAGCGTTACGGCAACCAATACCAGTGGATAGCCTTTTTCGATTTCGACGAACATCTGAAGATGAGCACCGCCAAGAACATCAAGGAAGTACTGAAAGACATCGAAGCCGACGTGGTGACGCTGAACTGGCGCATCATGACGGACAACAACCTGGTGGTGGACGACAAGAAGAGCACCTTGGAGAAACGTTTCACACAGCCTGCACCCGCCGACGTGAGAAACGAGGAAGGCCACATGGCCAACCGGTATGTGAAGAGCATCGTGCGAGGCGGTCTGCCAATGATAGCGTGGAAGAGTCCGCACTGCCCTGTCGTTCCAGGAAGATATGCCTACATCGACGGCAAACCAGCGCAATGCTCATCGATGCACAATGCCGACTACACAGTCGCCCGCCTTGACCATTTCTGTACGAAGACCATCGAGGAATACATGATGCTGAAAAGGCGACGTGGCGTGGGCTTCTCGCCAGCCAACACCGAACGGCTGCGCAGGGATGCAGCCAAGATTTTCTTCCTCTACAACGAGCGCACCCCGATGAAGGAGGAATGGCTGCGCATGAACGGATTCAGCGAGTAAACCCAAGACACAAATATGACCGAATAGAAAATAGTAGAAATATGGATAATTGGTTTAGACTTTTCAGCAGACGTGAGGTGGCCAAGCCCGCATCAGGTGTTCCCAGCACCACCGCACCGCAACCGCAACAGCCCAAGGGTGCTGACTGGGAGGCCAACGTGGTACGCCCCTATGGTCGCTCATCGCTGCTGATACCGACATGGACGCGCTGCGTGACTCTCATCATGCAGACCATGGGACAGATGGTCACCCAGTACCAGCGCATGAACGGCGAAGGCGGCAACTTCATAGAAGACCGCTACGGCAAGAATGGCATGCTTAACTATCTGCTGCAAGTGCGCCCCAATCCGCTGATGACTGCCAGTCAGATGCAGGAGCAGATCGAGTACCGCAAGATATACTACGGCAATGCCTACGTGTATATCGAGCGAGGCTTGGACGGTTACCCTATGAACCTTTGGCTCTGCACGGGTGGCGGCTATGACCCGCTGAGCAACCGATACAATCTGGTGTACAACTCCGACCGTGGACCGCGAATGAAGATAGAATGTCCGTCAAGCGACGTGCTGCACTTCAAGAACGTGTTCCTGACGGAAGACATGTACATGGGCATCCCAACCATCGACTACGCATTCAAGACGCTGACCATTGCAGCAACCGGCGACGAACAGGCATTGCAGGATATGGCGAAGGGTGGAAAGCACAAGATACTCATCCAGGAGCAGAAAGAGCCAACCATGGGAACCCGTGGACGAGTGAACCCCGACGAGCTGCGCAAGACTGCCAAGATTTTCTCGCAGGACTGGCAGGCCAACGATGTGGTGATACTCGACAACGTGGCCGACGCGAAGATCATCAGCCAGACCGCCCAACAGTTGCAACTGCTGGAACAGCGCGGATATAGCGACGAGGCATTGTGCAGGCTGATGGGTGTGCCCAAGATTATCGCAATCGTTGGCGACGGTGGCGGCAACTACCGCATGCCGGAACATGCCACGCAGGAGTTCCTGCTGCGTACCATCCAACCGCGAATCCGTGAGCATGAGGATGAGCTGAACAGCAAGCTGCTCACCCCTGGCGACTTTGGTAAGCGTAGAATCCACGTATGCGAGCTCGCCCTGAAACGACTCGATGCCAAGGGACAGGCAGAAATCGACAAGCTGCACTTGGAGTCCGGATGGAGCGTGAACGAAATCCGAAATCAGTACGACCTGCCCAACATTCCCGACGGCGACGACCACTACGTCTCCATGAATCTGGGCGTGGTAGGCTCTCCGAAACTGAAGGAAAGCGCATCAGGTGGAAGACCTGCCGAGAGCAACGGCGAAGACGACGGTAAACCCCAACCACAAAAATGACCGATATATAGAACCAATTTTCAAAAAAGAATATGGATGCAAAGAAACGAGAAATCAGAACCATTGACTGCCAGCTGGCCATTAGAGAAGCGGCTGAAGGTCAGGAGGGCGAGTCTCGCACCATCACAGGGCGTGCCATCGTTTTCAACGCTGAAAGCGAGGTACTTGATGACTGGGGCGAAACATTCCGTGAAGTGATTCTGCCGGAAGCTGTCACAATGGAATTCCTCAACACGCAGGATGTGAAGATGAACATGCTGCACGAGCGGGAGCTTACTGTTGCACGCTGCAACAAGGGCATAGGCTCTATGCGGTTGGCAGTTGACGAGCAGGGTGTTACCTTTGAATTCGAGGCACCCAAGTGCGACATAGGCGACCGCTGTCTTGAGATGGTCCGCCGTGGCGACTACTCTGGCTGCTCGTTCGAGTTCTACCCCAAGGACTACGATGTGGAGCGCACCAAAGGCGCGGACGGCAAGGATGAGGTCATCATCCGCCACAAGAGCTTCGAGTTCCTTTCGGCTCTCACCATCGGCATGGACCCAGCATACAAGCAGACTTCAGTCAACGCCCGTGAGCTGGACAAGCTGACACCTGAAGGCAAGCGTGAGGCACAGGAGGCTGAAAAAGCCAAGCGCGAGGCCGAGGAGAAAGCACTGGAGGAAGCCGCACAGCGTGCTCGCCAGTTGCGACTGATGCGAATGAAAATCAACTTTTAATATTAACTAAATGTTTTCTGTTATGAAAAAAATGACAAAAGACGAACTTCAGGTTCGCAACCGTGAGATTCAGGACAGACTGTCCGAACTCAACGATGTCGCTGTACGCGAAAAGCGCAACTTCACCGAGGAGGAGCAGCGCGAGTGGGACAACCTCAGCCGTGAGAGCGAGCTGAACACACGCGAGATTACATCGCAGATGACCTCTGAGGAACTGGCCAAGCACCGCGAGGTAGTTTCTAAGGGTGAGCAGCTCCGTGAGTATCTGAAAAACGTGCGCCAGGGTAAGGCAGACCGTGAGTTGCTGCTGGCTCCCGCCACTGGTTCAGGTGTGAGCGACCCAGCTGGTTATATCAGCAATTCGGGTGCCATCAACCTGACCATCCACGAGATGATCCCCATGCTGCACGAGGGTCTTAACATGCCACAGTCTCTCCGTATCGTGACTGGTGTCACTGGCAACGAGATTTGGCCTGTCAGCATCAACGATGCAGAGATGGAGGAGGTAGGTGAGGTTGTAGCTCTGAGCGATCAGACGCTTGACTTCGCAAACATCACTCCGACCGTTCGCCGCGTTGGTCTGACTGTTCCCGTTTCTAACATGGCCATCGACAACGCCGCATTCGACCTGAT